CCTTTAAATCCATGATCCCAATACTGCGCCCATGGGAGATCATTGCCTTCTGTTGCGGGAAGGAAACGAATAACAGCATAACCATTACCAGCATCATCAACAGTAGGTTTCCAGATACGATCATCGCCGTAACTCTTCTTCGCACCACCACCGTTATTTGATTTGTCTGCTGCTGCGACTAGTTCAGCAACTGTACCACGATTTCTTTTTAAATTTGCAAATGACATAAATTTTATTACTCCGTATATTTCGTATATTTTTGTATTACAGTTTATCCACGAACATCTCATAGTGTACAAGTATATATTAACACTTTTTTGAGATAAAGGCAAGCATTATTTTATAATGGCAATATGTTTTTTCGTGGAAGATAGTTCAGACGCATCGCTTCTGCTTCTATCTTTTCTTTCATTGGTGCTGAAATATATTTCTTCACCTCTTCCAACTCAATTCCATTATCCTCGCAGACAACAACAATAGAGTCCATATATGACATGCGCCACTTTTGCACATGTGATTCGACCATTTTTGTAAATCTTTGTTTCGTTAGCATGACACCATCAAGTTGCATTTGCAGCATTCTCCTTTGTCCAAAGTCCAATGTCGGGATACCAAGTACCCACGTTTCTTTTCGGAAGACCATTAGAGTCGTATGCCATAGAGAAGCAACGCTTGATGACCGACCGTTCCTTATGCAACCCAAACTTATGATCATTATAAATTCCGGTATGCAAATATGTACGGAGATTAAAAACATAATTCTGAGCGATTTGAAACTTCATTCGCTCGGCACTATCTTTTGATTCCTCCATAGATTTTCGATTTCCTGCTACCCAACCCGACCAGTGTTGAATCCACTCTTTCACGTTGGCGACGTTCAATGCGGAATCTTCTCCAAGAGCGGCGACCTCTGGACTGATAAGCGATGCGACGTCATGATTTTCACGCAAGGCAGCAGAATTTAGTATCAGTGGCAGCAAACGCTCGTCAAGATTTTTCTTGACTGCGTCAGGCATGTATCCAAGTTTTATTGCGATCCAACCTAGTTTTGCATTGACTGATAAATGAACGTCGGGAATCTCAATCAAGTTAGCATTGACATCCCAACCACTATATTTACGAATCCAAAGTTTGAGTGCCTTGTTCTGTTCTGAATTACCGACCTCATAATGAACAAAACTGTCAGCAACATTAAAGGCATTCATCCGATCATGTTCGCTAACTGCTTTGGACAAATATGCCCACTTTGGAGCACTGACCAACGTTCGTTTTTCTTTCGGAACAAACTTCCTTTTCTTCACACCTGCCATAATTCAATTGTCCTTTATCGTTTACGGTTGTCGAAATTGATATCGGTCAGAGCATCAAGCAAAGGCGAATCAATACCAACAGCAAGTGCGACAGACCGAAGTGCTGCCATGTCCTTTGGTAGACAATGACCGCCAAACCCAAACTTACCATCCGGTCCAGGAACCTGTGTATGTGAGTGACCAATGCGTTCGTCATTACATATTGCGTCGACCATTACATCAAAGTCATCAAACCCACATGCGTTAAAGATTTGATACATTTCATTGAAGAACGTTACCTTTGTGGCGAGAAAATTATTCTCGACATACTTGGCGAATGCTGCTTGCTCAAGTGAAGTGAAACTTACTTTCTCCAATTTAGGTAAAAATGGTTTGAACAACTCATGCCACCAACGCATGCTGCCGCCACCATACATCGCAAACTTCTGATCCATAAAGTCCTTGGTCGGATCGGATCCAGTTGTACCACGAAGGAATTCTGGACTAACCGTAATGTCATACCCATAGTATGTCTGTTCCTTCAAGAACAACGGATCAACTGCTGACTTGACGAGATATTTTGTATCTGTACCATACTTTAGGAATACATCACAAACATTGCCCGTGAAGCAACTTCCGTCTTCCGACATTGGAGTTGCAACAGCAACAACTACGCCATCGGGAACGATTCCCATCATACTCAACCTTTTGTCTTGACCAGGATCGTCGACATAGGTGTCGATATAACCGGCAGTCGCTAGAGAATGTTCGACTGCTTTACCCACAGCGCCATGTCCCGCGATTACTATTGTTAACTCTTTCATATAAACTCCCTTTTATCACATCTATTTTATACTAAAATTACGTCAAGGTCAAGTACTTTCACTTTCTTTCATACCACACCAACTACATTCTTCCCCTTTACCAATAGAAAGAAGACCATCTTTTGAACAATTGTGTTCCCACATTTCATTGTCCTTTTCTTTTTTACCAAAGATTCGATCCCACTCATCGTTAAACTTTTTGCGGTCGACGCCGAGCGGTCTTGGAACAGATCCTTTACCGTTCATTAATGTTTCTCCTTTTCTGCCACCAAGAAGGTTCATCGCGTTTCGACCATACGGCGAATTTTCGCTTATCTTCCCAGTAGAAATTTTGATAGGACATCAACGAGTCTCCCTTGACTACACAATGAGGATATTGCTTCATTGCAGGAGTCGGTTGAGTGAATGTTTTCTTATTAGAAAGATTCACAGGAGTCTCGCGAAGAACTTCCCCCAGTTTACCATACGAGGCATGTTCTCTTCCATATCGGTGAGTGTATTCTTCACATAGATTAACCCACATGTCATATAACCAACGATAATTTTGGGCAGATTCCCTAACCCATATATTCGATGGATGATTAACATGACAGGCAAGGTAGAGAGTATCATCTAAACTCGGATGTCTATATTTCTTGATATTTCGATTGTTCTTTGACTTAGCAACATAAACTTCTCCATCCGCAACACGATGGGCAGTCGAAAGCAACTGCGCATATTCAGTACACATTTTAACAACATGCTTGTCACAGTGTTGTTTTGCGCAATCTTCTGTATCTGGATGGAGATAGAATATGTTCATGCTTAGATGCTCCCGTTTCCTAGAACAGTCATGAGAAGTGTGAATTCATGCTTCTCTTTTGCCGTTAATGAATTGAACCGACGCTTGTCCGCTTTGGTTGCAACTCCAGTCTTGCGCAGTAACTTTGCCTTTCTACCGTTCATACTTTATTTCCTTTCGTTATTGTGGTTTAAATTACTCGTCTCGAACAAACTCAGTAACCGGTGCAAATATTTTTGCAATTACTTCTGCTGCTGCCAAGGCAATTTGTATGTGTTCTTTTTGCGTACCGCCACCAGAGCGAGAATCGATAAAGTGGCACCAACTGCGTAGCGTACCAGCAACAAACAGTCTGCTACCAGTATTACCTTCGGGTAAATAACATCGCGCTTGCTCTTTTGCGATACCCTTTGCGATGGCGGCATTATATCGCCTTACAGAATCACGGATATGTGCAACTTGCTCCATTCGAAACCATTCATTGATTTCGCGCTGTGCCGGATCGTCAAAGTCTACATCAATACTATTCTGACGGTTCTTCGGATCTTGTAGACGCGCCTCACGAGTTATAAATGATAACTCTTTAGTTGGGTCAGCATATCTCTGCGAGAACTCCTGAAACGCCATTGAGCGGTGTCGCAATGCCTGTCGACCAATATCTCGGGTCGTATCAAATCGAAGTGTAATACTGACCATTTCGAGAGGAGACCAGTGCCTATGCTTTACAAGATAATTGACAAGATTCGGTGCAGTCTTTTGATTATTCATATTACCAGGATTACTAACCCTCGCGCAATAAGCAACCAAATTAGTCAACTCTTTATTTGTGGGTGTATACAATCCTTCCGATTCATACAACCCATCGTCATCGTCAACATAGTCTTTTGGACGTTGACTATACGACTCAAGTTTTACTTTACAGTAATCCTTGTATTCTTGATGTTCTATTTCCATCTATTTCTCCTCTGCTGCTGCTTCTTTGATAAAATGCTCCATTGCTGTCATTACAGTTTCCATGGGTAGTTCTGAAACATCGTGTCCGTCATATCCCTCCTCAACAAGTCGGTCAATGGTGTATGCAAAAATTGCGTCAAATAAGTTTGCGCTATCTCTTGATTCTTTCGCTTTTATAAAATCTATAACATTGCTCATTTTTAATCTTCCGATGGGTGAATAGGGTAAATGGTATTTTCTTTGATGAACCAACGTTCCAATACCGGTCCGTCATCATCCTCATCAACAACCACATATGCTACAGTCTTCTTAACTAGACCATAACGATATGGAGAACCGATTGGGTCTCCTACCCATACCTTGTGTGGATAGTTTTCAGCAAAAGAGACGTTATCATCATTAACGCTGTATTCGAACAAGTGACCGTGATCCTTCTCCACGAAAGAACCGATAATTGAACCATTACCAATAACGCGATAAACACTACTTGGGGCATAACTCATAATCACTTCCTCGAATTAATTTATATAACCATTATAATCGGTATTGATGACTTTCGCAACCCTTTTCACCTTTTAACATGAAGTTTCTTATCGATAGGTATCTGTAAATTCTTCGTTGGTTACTGGTCGACCGTTGATGTAGCACTGAATGCCATCATCTGTGTCATCTTCCTCCATCATGGCATCTGGATCTCCTCCAATGCAAATATCCATCATCAGGTCGGTGACCTCTGTCAACCGCACTGTGAGATCGGACGAAGGAACCACTCCTAAGAATCGATCTGTGTTGATGAGAGTCGCCAACGTTCTAGCCTCTTCAATCAATGACTTCATTCTACTCATAATCACTTCCTCTCATTAATTTATATAACTATTATATGTCTTTTTGGAAAATAAGTAAAGACATTTATTGTGCAATTTCAATTCATCGCGTACCAGTGTCGACGCCAAACCCTTCCGTCGGCTGAATGGTGCGCTACATAATACTCAACGTTGGCATCAAAAAGATAGTCTTTTATTTTTATCAGATTCTCAGATGTCGGATCGATATTTGCCTCTCGCGCTATTTCTTTTTCAGTTAGAGCGTTTGCTGTCGTTTCTCTAAGCACTTTGAATATTCCGTATGCAGTAACTTCGTTCATAATCATTTCCTTCATTAGTTAAGTTGTTTCTCAATTACAAGATAATAATAATCGATCTGGAGGAATAAGTCAAACGTTTTCTACAAAATAAATCAAATATTTTTAACAGATTTATAGTACTGAATCGATTCCATCAAGGGTGTTGTCCAATCGTCACGGGTCTGGATAAAGACCTGTGGATTACCCTCATCAACTGCAATGATCGTAACAAGTTGCTCGATCGGGAGACCGGTGCGCTCTTCCCACATGATAGCATATGCTGCTTCCTGCTGAAAGTATGATTCACACCACGACTCTGGTTTCTCGCGCTTTGAAGTCTTGAAGTCGATTATGGACAGAACACCATCAAACTCAGCAACACAGTCAACCCGACCGGCGATCCCAAGGTACTCAGACCATAATGCACACTCTTGCGCATAGATGGTGCCGACGCGGATATCTAGGATGGATTGAACCTGTAGGAAAGTTGCTAGAATGTCTGGCGTGAATTCCTTGGCATAAGAGAATTTATTGTCGAGGTACTGCTCAATGATAGAGTGAACTGCAGTTCCCCTAGTAGATGCGCGATATGATATCTTTGCTGCCTCTGCTTCGCCTACACGCTCTCTCCACTTCTCCAGACCAGGATTAGGTTTGGCGCTAAGAACTGTAGTGATTGATGGAAAAGACTCCCCAGAGGGTGTGTA